ATACTAAACTCTTCCATTACTTTTCCACGTACCCACGGTCAGCCCACTTTTCCACATGGTGGTGATCCCAGTATTTTGTAAACTCTTCTTTGTTTAGAAATGTTGACTGAAACATGTTTGTAATTTTCAAACAAGGTGAAAGTGTTGCCCCTGTGATTTCACCTGTCATGTAAGCAGTGTCACAATGCCAATATGCATTTTCGATTTGTTTAAAGTCAATGCCATGGTTGATTGACATTGACGCTATTAGTGTAAGTTCTGCTAGTCCCATCAGTCTCTCCTTGCATCATTCTTGCCGTCTGCTCTTGCAATACGATTTAAGTCAGGAGTTACACCAAATGCATTACTCATGAGTGTGTCAATACGAATTACATCGTGGTTCATTGTTTTAACACGATTATCCAATGCGTGAATTATTCCTGTAAGTCCTTTAACACTGCCCATTACACCGTCAAGGATAAAGCGCATAGTAAGGAATACAAAGTACCCGCCGGCCAGGGCCGCGGCGATAGGAAAGCCAACTTCGGCAATTAGTTGAAGTATTTCTGTCATTTAAATAGCTCCTTCTTTAGTGTATTTACCCAAATTTTTTTAGTTAGTACATGGGCTATAAATAATTACATGAGAAAACTGCTACTATTATTACTACTGCCATTCACAGCACAGGCAGACTATGCAGACTGGGACAAATACGACAAAGAATTATTTTGGATGTCAACAACTGCAATAGCGTTAGATCACTTAACCACAAGAGACTTAGCCAGTAGGTATGATGAAGGATATAGGGAACGCAACCCACTGCTGGGAGAACATCCAGACAAGGATACAGTGGATTTGTTTTTTCTAGTAAACTATGTTACGCACTACTATCTAACAGATTATTTCCAAGGGGAACACAGACCTGTGTACATGATGGTTAGACTAGTGGTTAACGGGGCGGCTACAGTTAATAACTTTAAGATTGGTCTTGGAGTACGATTTTAGTAGCTTGATTGTGCCGTTTACAAATTTCTTCATAAAACGTATCTAACTCCCCACCAAACTTACCAGTTAAGTGTTCTGCTAGGTCATTGCACAGTTTAGCATTTTTGTCTTTATTTGCTTTAACAAAGTCACCGTGTAATTTCTTCCAGTGATCCAACATTACAACTTCCGTTAGTGGTATTTTGGTTGCTTCTACTATACACCAAGTATCTAGTAGCTCGTTATCGATTATGTTTGGCTCTAATTCTAAGATTAGATACTTGTCGTACATTTCTTCTGTGGGTTTTTCCCATACTATATTCATCTTTTCTTTAGTCCTTGTTGTTTATAAATTTGCTGAACTGCTGTTGCTTGATAGTAACAATCAATTAAAGCATTATGGGCACCTTTTGCATTTTTATCTCTAGGATCTCCAAACGTTTTAAACAGTGTACGACTATCCCTAATTTGCCAGAAATTCCATGGCGTAGGGAGTTCCATATCACGATACAGGTCTTCAAGAATCACAGCATCAAATGCAGGGCCTTGACACCATATATTGTCAGCCCCGACTAAAAATCTATTAAGTTTTTTAAGAAAAGAAGATACACTATCACGTTCGTGCTCTCCGAGTGCTTCTTCCCTAACATCTTCTGTTTGCCTGCCCCACCAATCAATTACATCTTGGTGTACGTGCCTGCCTAGAGCTATTTGTTCGTCTACGTCAATCCTAACATATAACCCGTTATCTGTATCTACATCTGATTGGTACGGATCAAACTTTACTGCACCTACAGTCAAAACAACACTTTGTGGACGAGTACCCAAGGTCTCGATGTCTAGCATTATGTCCATAGTATTTTTACGCCGGTTGTAGTTTAATTGCGAGAGGGAATCCGTTGTTACGTGCAAGCATTGTTACTTCAACACCTTTTTGTTCAGCAATTTCATACGGAAGAGTTTTTACTACGCTACTACCATCTTCATGAATTTTTAAAGTTAATTCTTTTGCTGTTTCTTCACTGTGGTAGAAAATTATCTTAAGACTTTCAACTACGAACTCCATAGTTGTTTGGTTATCGTTAATGTATATTACATTATAAAGACTAGGTGGTTTAATTTTTGTTTTAGACTTTGTAGATTGCGTTACTTCGGTTTTTGTGCTCATAGTTTATGCCCATCTAGTTAGTAAGTGGGGGAGAATACCAACTCCCCCGGCTGTTACACTATATTATATTACTTAGTAAAAGTAATTGCAATCTTTTTAGGCTTTTGTTCGTCCGGAACAATATGCTCTAAGCTGACTGCCAGGATACCATTTACTACTGTTGCACCTTTGATCTTAACATTATCGTTAAGAGTAAATGTACGAGTAAATGTACGAGCACTGATACCTTTGTGTAGGTATTCCTGCTCATCTTTTTCCTGTTTCTCCCCAGTAATGGTTAGTATGTTGTCTTTGAATTCAACGTCTAACTCATCTTCGCCAAAGCCAGCAACTGCTACCTGGATTGCCCAGTTGTGCTCGTCGACTTTGATGATGTTGTATGGAGGGTAATTTTCCGCTTTTGAATTAGCAAATGTACGGCCTAATTCATCAAACAATCTATCAAAACCGATAGTGTGTCTGTTTACTGATGCGGATAAAGTTGGGAGGTCAAAGGTACTAAGTTTGTATGATGTCATAATATTCTCCTTTCATTAAGCAAGTTATGACTTGTGATGTTGTAGCCCGATAATCGGCACTACATATATATTTATACAGGATATGAGATTAGATGTCAATCTCTTATTAGTTCAAACATTTCACTTCGGGTGTGTTCTGGATTAAATGATACTAGAAAATCCACATAGTCTTGTTCGGTAGACAAACACAGTTGAACACACCAGTTTTTAATACCAATGTGCTTAATATCTATATCGTGTTTTTCTGCCCAAACTCTAATGTCGTATTCTATTTCAGTACGAGCCCATCCCACTGCATGTATTCCGTTTGCACGTGGAAGGCCCCACTGTATATACATTTAGTACATCTTTTTAGGTAAACGTTCGTCTGATAGTTGCTTTTGCCATCTGCGAACTGCGGCGGCATGCTTGCGCTTGCGCTTTGTGGTAGGTTTTTCAAAAAATTCTTTTGATCGCAAAGTTTGTAGTATACCGCTTTCGTTAACTTTTTTCTTAAGTTTACGCATAGCCTTTTCTACATTATCGTATTGTACTATTACTTTATTGCCAAAAGGTCTGCCTGGTTTCTTTTCAAAGTTGGTTGCCATAGTTTTCTATTTAGTTGATTGTTTTTCGACCAGTGCAAAATAGTCGAATGGTGATTCAACTTTGTTTGCGTCGGTGATGTAAGTCTTTGGTCCGTAGTAGTAAACGTTGCTGTTTTTGCAAAGATCCTCGTTGTTGTAAGGATCAGCAGTGTTAACAATTACTGCATCGCTTTTTTCGATTGCGTTGCCTAACCAATCCTTATCATCCATGCCTTGATGATACAGATAAACATTGTAAGCCTTATCAGTTCCTTTGGCTATTTGTCCAAGCAATTGAACATCTGCAGGAGCCGCATCAACCACTGTCACAGTGTGAAATTCGTCTTCTACAAAATCTGGTGGTGTTATAAAATTACTGTAATCCATCTTTACCTACTATCTGTTGTATTTGGTCTAACTCAGCTTCGCTCAAATCATCTGCAGTATATTCCCCCGACTGCAATTTATCAATCAAATGCTGTATGTATGCCTCGTTGTAAGTATAACTGTCTGTTGTGCTCTTGTCAAGCTCTATCCACTTCTTATTGTTCCATTTATACAGTTTATTAGGCAAAAAATCTGTCCTAATATACATGTCACCTTTGTTCGGTCTAATCGGAAACTGATTTCCGAATCCACATTCGGCTGTGTTTATCACAGTATCGTTATCGGCTCTTACTTTAACACTGTATATCGGTAGCTCAGGATGTAATGCTTTGAATGCCTCCATGTTGTAGTTCTTTTTTTGGTACTTAACTACATCATCTAATCCACGCTTTACAGCAATGTTAGGATCTGTTGCTTCCTCCTCGCCAATCATAAAATCGTCAATCGAAACTTCTTGATTACTCGCAACGACTTCTTTGGGATTTTGCTTGTCAAGTTGATCAAGTGCCCAATCAAGTCTTTGTAGTGCTAGTCTGTATTTGTCCCAGAGAGTATTAATTGACTCTTGACAATCGTTAGGCATTAGTTCCTAGTCGTGCTTCAATTTTAGCCTCAAGTTCAGCAATGTCTGCTGGCATTGTAAAGTCGAGATCAAGTTCACTTTGTAGTGCTTCATTCTCGTCCAAAGCCTCGTCTAGTTGTGATAGGGCTGTCTTGTACTTTGCCCAGATTAAATCAATTTCTTCTTGTGGTTTAGCCATTCTTTTTCCTTAGTTTGTCGTCTATGTTACGCTCTAGCTCAGTAACATCTTCTGGAGCATCTGTCTTTAAAACTGGTTCTACATAAACCTCTTTTACTACTACAGTATCAGCACCATGTTTTTTATTGTTGCGAGCCCATTCAAACTGTTTGGTACTAGCAAGTATAAGTGTAAGTGCCAGTGGGTCAAACACAACGACCAACAACACAATAACCCAACGCACTGCTTTTTCTAGTAGATTTTGGTCCGGACTTTGATCATATATAAATGCCGCTATGTATTTGATTGGTCCTACTTCCGCTTCTAGTTTTCTGTATTCTTTTTCAAACACAAAAACTTCTTCACGTACTTGGTCAATTTCTTTTTGTTCCTGGTCCACAAACTGCTCAAGCTCTTCGATTCTGCCGTCAATGTCAT